GGGCGGCGTTCCGCTTTTGTGGGTTCCCTCTGATAAGAGGGGCAAACCGCAAACCGACCGACAGTAAACCGATGGGGCGGCGATAGCCGCCCCTATATTTTGCAGAGCCTGGGAAAATGACATGAACAGTATTGAAAACGAAAAGTTGCAGCAGATGAACACGCCAAACGGAGGCTACCGCCTGAAAGAAGCGGTGAAGGACATGATAAACTACGGAAGCCCCATACTGGTGCAGTTTCCGAGAGTGGAAAAATACGGCCTTGCAAAGCGTATCCGGGAAACGATGTACGATATGCTGCACCTGTGCAACGTGATCCAGAAGAAATACTACAAGCGCGACACATTGCGTGAGTTCGATACCCTGCTGCTGGATCTGCGGGATTATCTTGACGAGGCGGCGAACCCCAGACTGTACCCGCAGGGTACAGAACCGAAGAAAAAGCGCAAGAAGCGGGCGGACGGTCAAG